ATAACGGACTGCGTGTTTTACACGATCCCAGAATCCTAAATGACGATCTGCTTGTAGTTCTAGATAAAAGTCGGGTGGATCTTTTTCACCCCATTCGAAAAACGCTACCCTAACGATGTGATCAGGGCTTTGACATTCGCAGCCTAAATATATTGTATCTTCACTCATTGCCTGTTTCCTTTGCCTTTGTTGTATTATTATCTACTATAACATCATTACCGTACATAGACCAACCTGTAAATCGTCCACGATCCATTAAATCGTGTAGATGATGCACCCAAACACCAGGATTAGTCGCTTTAAAGTCTTTATCGTCGATCTTCACACAGGCATTGTAGTTGAGATTCCGTATATATGGAACTTTAAAACTCAACATTGGAATGAATGTATCATACTCGCTAGCACAGCAGAGTAAGTCACTACTAATATCTATAAATTTACTGTCGATGTCTAGAGTTACCCATAGATCGGCATGTAATAGATTTGCAACTAGATCGTCCCACTGGCTAACTTCACCATAATCTTTTGGATTATAACTATGGTTAGCACCTAGATATATATGATTACAATTATTCATCTTATATTGTATGATGATATCTGTACTATCTTGTAGACCTACTACGAACAGTGTACGCATACCAAAGGCAGGCGTATGTTCTATTTCAGTTCCGACGAAGTAAATTGCGTCGTTAGTCGTTCCCGTGGAGTATGTTCTTTCCATGACCCTTCAACTTCTGTTCCATATCAAACATTTGTTCTTTGAGATGTAGTTTTTTTGTTTTCATCTCGTGAAGTATCACATCATCTACATGATGTGCATACGCATCTTCGATCTCTTTATCTAGTAGATCGTGTTTTTCTTTGAGACTATTGTAATGTCCCATAATTTTTTCAGGTGTAGTCATTTTATTAACTCCTCTAATTTTTCTAAGTTAGCTTCATCTAAATCGTTATCGTTAATATAATCTTCTTTAGGTTCGTCTTCTATATCAAATAATGCATTGAATTGAGTAGAACTATTAATAGTTTTCTTACCAGTAGCACCTCGTGTACCAATAATTTCAAGCCAGAATTGATTATGTGATTCGATAATAGCCAATGCTTCGTCTCGATCATTTGTGGCAAAAATACTATCAATGATATCTCGGAATAATACCCGGTCAAACTTTTCTCGGGCTAACATATTTGGTATTACACCTTGGTCGTATTGACGATTAGCTTCTTGGACACTATTAAGATGCATCCAAACATTATGTCCCATCTGGATAGCGTAACTAAAACTATCCCAACTAGTACGTCCTTCTTTACCGTTCTTATTTAAATCACCAGGCTTATAAACACAGACATCTTTAATCATACTTCTAGCACTAATAGGGCTATCATAGAAACGTATACCGTTGGTTTCTTTACCTTTTTGAAAATGCTTGTCTTGATTAACAGCATCGCTGAAAGCACGAGTATCGGTAGAATATTTTTTATTGTCTATGCTTGCTTCCATACGATATACCCATTTTTCCATATGTTCGATTTCAGTTTGTGTATAGATCTGTCCATTAGCAGTTGCTAAGAACGGGCTAGCACAGTCGAAGCTAATAGTTAATGTTGGATTATGATACTTGCGTATAGCACGTTGGATGTCGGTTAATAGACAAGCCCATTCTAGTTTACTAGTTCCTAAAAAATGTATCCAATCTTGTTTTCCGGATTCTAACAATCCGTCGAAACGCATAGCAACTAATCTTTTCAAAACAAGATGAACATCACACATGTTCTGTCCGCCCATCGACCAACCATTAAAATGTGTAGTTGGATAGATTTTAGGATCACAGAAATCTTTCATCTGTTGATACCAATCTTCAGCCTCTGTATGATTCTCACCCTGTAGTACGTTTAAGAATTTACAGTTACCGTTGCGATTAGCCATAAAGTATTTGTTATTGTGTCGTGTGGCATTAACTGCTTCTTGATATGTGCTAATACCAGTAGCTTTAACTCCAGCTGGACTACGGCAGACCCATGCTGGAATATCGAGGATCATGCCCCAATCCATTAGCCCGTCCATCCAAGCTAACACTTGTTCACGTTTCTTCTGTGCTGCATCGAGTTTCGCTTGGTAATTCTTAACGTGATCGATCTTGGTATATTTTTGGTTGCCTTTTTTATCTTTTACAGCATTACCATCTTTGTCTTTTACTGGAATAGATTCGATACCTTTAGCAATACAGTCTGCCATGATAGCCTGTACCTCGGGACCATTAGGATCACGCCATTCACCTTCCCAAACACCTTTACCTATTTGGAAACCTCCTGAGTCGCCTACTACGATACTATCGCCATTGCGCGGACGACTGCGGAACATATCGTCCTTTTCGCTTTTGCGAGTCATATCTAAGTCTGCATGTCCTGCAGAGTATAGTCCCCACTTGTAGTAGAAGTATCCTTTTTCAGGTTCGAAGAAGTTTAGTCCTTCGACTCCGTTTGTAAAACCCAATGGTAAGCGAGCCGGATTGACATAATTTCCGAAACGCTGTTTACCTATGAATGTTGAGTAGAAAGAACTCACGGCTGGCAAGAATACCGCATAGTCTTTCTGTTCAGCAGTGAGATTTTCGTTCATTATTTGGTCTGCGCTGGAATGAAGTATGTATAGTTTGCGATACCGCTATCTACAGTAACCACCGCCACTCCGTCGTCGCTGAATTTAACAGTCTTGTCGCCGTCTAAGTTTAAGACGCCGATAAAACATTTAATTGGATAAGTCCAATTTTGTTTAAGTTTGCCAGTGACGCCTGTATGGAAGATAAAATTACCTTCGTGGGTGTTGGCATCGCCAAAATAGAACTTTAACAAATTACCTTCAGTCTTGACCATAAACAGCGTTTCATCGCTATTGGCAGCATCTTGTAATTTGAATCGATTGATACTAGTGACCGAAGGTTCAAATTCCACTTGCCAGCCAGCACCTTTGAATTTCACACCTTTAATTTTTTCATTGATTAAATTTGTTGTCATCAATTTGTAGTCGTTTTTATAATCACCATCGGAATTTTCAAAACGTATGATAGTTGGTAGATTCTCACCACCGTTACGATCTTCCCATATGACTGTGATAGTAGCATCACTATATTCTTTATTTTTAAGATGATGATCTAATTTACCAAGATCAGGTAAACCAAAAGTTCCTTCAAATTCTTTAATCGTTGAATTTGCTACTGCTTGTAAAATAACTTCTTTTTTATCAGTAATGCCTTCGATTGTTGTTGAGGTTGAATCGCCTGTAATCTTTACCAGATCCAACCCAATCGGATATGTATGTGCTACAATATCTTTTAAAATGTCCTTAATCATTGCCTTCTCCTATGTTGTTATATTATACTTAGATCGTTTAGTTAAAGTCAAATAAATTCGCAAATGTGTTATACTGCTCTGTGCCTGAAAGATTCCATTCTAGCACACCTATTAGGTTATCTAGTTTAGCATCTATGATAGTTGATTCCATCTCTGCGTCGTCAAATGGCAGATCTTTAAACCATTGTGGTAGTCGCAGTTCATCAACTGGGTAAGCTACGGAATTGAATCCCATTGGATTATTCTTCAACTTACATACTATAACTTTTGCACCGTCTGTTATACCTTGTGCATAGTTGTCGCTATACATACGCTTTAGTGTATTCCAATTGATTGCTGCTCTAACATGTCCGGGCATGTTGGCTTTGCCTGCTTTAGTTTCCTTACCGAGATAAGCAGTAATATTGTTTGCTCTTTTCGGAGAACCTTTTTCCCAACCTGGACGACCTTTAAATGCTGTTCGGAAATCTGAGATGAATTCTAAGATTTCTTTTTCACCACTACCTTTGAGTACACGATCTAGGATATCACTGAGAAAGTTTTGGATGAATTCTGGAGTATCAGAACGCTTGAGATCTAAGCCCATCGCTTTAATTTTACCTGGTTTACCATCCGTATCATAACGCTTATTATCTTTATCATAATAGAGAACAGCATAACGTTTCTTAGTAATAAAAAGTCCTTTGCTTGCTACGATTTCTCTACCTGCTTTAATAACTTCACCTCGTGTCTTTGGGCAATGGAAAGCATCTAGCATGAATTTAGGAAACGTATTATTAACTTCATCTGCTATTTGATTGTAGAGCTGTATTACGCTATCGTGTGTCCACGGAATAGTACCGTTGTTGATTTCTTTCTTCAACGTATTATATGCCGAAAAATAAACAGAATCAGTATCACCATAGATAATAGCTTTACCTATATGATCCGACTCGCCGGTGATGATTTCATTGACTTTTGTAGCCATATGTTTTGCGATCGCACGACCGGATAGTGTAGTTGATTGTCCGATACGTTTATCAAAGAAACGGCATCCAGGATTTAGAATAGCACCATATAGACTATTTAGGTTAATCTTTTTAACCAGCTGTCGTTTATCCCAAAACTCTTCTTCGATATGATTACCAGCGTCCTTTGCTGCTTGCAACTTCGCCTGTAGTTCTTTACGTTCAGCATACCATCGTTTAAGCAATCCAGGAATAACGCCTTCAAACTCATGTGTAAAGATAGTACCGTTGGCACTAAGCATCCAAGGTTGATTGCTGTCAAACACCATTTTGTAGATTTCGGCACCGCTCATGACTATCGAATCACCGTTAGCCCAATCGATAGTTATATCGGTTGCGATGTCTTGTTTCATTACAGCATCGTATTCGAGAGTAGCAAAAATACCTTCCCAAGCTGCTGCAAAACTTTTCTTATGTGCAGTCATTTGACGTTCGGTATATTCGTCAGTCATGGTTGGACGTAGCTGTCCAACAATAGTTTCGGGTGCCATGTTTAATGCTCTAATCACTGACGGATATAGACTGTTGATATCCATTGAACCGATCCAGTCATGCAGACCTTTCTTTGGATAAGCGACATATGCACCTGCTGCTTGTGTGTTTTCGCTATCATCACGCTTTGGACGATTACCTACTATCAATCCTCTTCGATGTGCTTCGTTAATAATAGCCTGTTCGGTAACAGCAACCGCACCCATAGTAGTCTGCAATAAAACGGTACATTCGTGTGCTAGTTTATTAGATAGGTCGATAAACTTTAATTTAGCATCTAGCTTTCCAAGAAGTGCAACGTCCTGTCTATTATATTCGATAAATTTACGGAAGTCGTTATTGTATAATTGATCAAGCGATCCTTCATAGACTGTCTTGCGTTCTCCGATTTCCATTTCACCGATGGCATCAAGTCTATAAGTGTGTCGTTCTTCGTAGGTGTACTTGCGATATAGTTCTAAGCTGTCGAGATGTACACGACCAACAAAATCATATGTAACCAGCTGTCGACCATATTTTTCAAATTCTCTTTTCTTTGGAAATTGATTCCAGAGACAGAACCTGCGTGTGTCTTCTTTGCTGAGTACTCGTGCTACTCTATTAACAGTATAAGGAATATCGTAACCTTCGCTATTCCACCCACTGATGATATCTGCATCGTCGATGAGATCCAAGAAAGTCTGTAACATATCAGATTCATCTTCGAAGAGATAGCAATTATTAAATTCTTCACAGAGTTTTTCTGCTTCATTAATTTTTAAAGTTTTGGGAGGCACTGCTAACGTGATAAGTTTATCCAGCCATTGTAAGTAAACAGTGATAGCAGTAATGCCCATAAACGGATCACTTGGATCAGCGAATCCTCTTTCCGGATCAAAGTCTGTCTCGATGTCGAAAAATGCTACGTGTAGTGTTGGCGCATCTTGATTGAGATAATTTTCTTCTAGACATCTAAAAGCGGGATTAATATCGCTTTCGTGTAATCTTTTTCCATTATGGATTTTAAGTTCCTTATGGAAATCTTTCTGACTACGTGCAACGACTCTAGATAGTTTTTCTCCGTATACACTTTCGTATTTTCCCTTAGCATCGGGATAATAGAAAACATAGCGAGCGGGATATTCTTTAAATTCCCGCTTACCATTTTTACGTTCGACTACTTTAACTAGATCTTCATCTCTTGAAAAGAGAGCATCAACATAACTCAAGCGTCTTTTCCTGTTGTAATTAAAATATTTTCAAGTTCTTCAAAATCACTGTTAACCTGCTGCCAGTTACTCTTGTGTGCAACATTGATCGCTTTGGTTAGCAATGCAGGTTTGATATCGAGTTCTTCTGCGATTGATTTGATAGTGTCTCTGAGACCACCTTTAAGATCATCAACTTCTTGTAATACCTGTGATCCTTGATTGATCACCGAGATAAGTTTTGCTTTTTCTTCTGGTCCGTAAATACGACTCATTATGTTCTCCTCATGTTTCTAGTATATAGCCGCATGAGGAGAAATGTCAATGTTTAGTTTATGGTGTGTTTGGGTCCGGTGCAGTGTATTCTTTCCAAGATACAGTTTCTTCGTCCCACGTCCACAGCGTTGACGGATCAGTTGGCATTGGGGTAGGTGGTTCCCACTGTCCTGCTGTGCTGTTTAACAACCAACTATTGTAGGGTTTGGGCGGAATAAATGCATCAAGAGTAGAATCATATGTGTATCCGATTCCTGCGTAGTTCTTACGTAGTGCTATCCCACTGTCCGGTTGTCCATCTTGGCCGTAGTGTATACCGCCTCGTGTATTATAACTGGTCTGGATCCATTTGCTTGGATCTCCGACTGCACCTGTATCAATGAATTCTTGTTCTGCGACAATAACTCTAAGTACGATGTTGTTTTCATCAATTTCTGCAAAATGACTCATATTTTAATCCTCCATAATTATTTACTATATCTAACTTATAGATTTTTGTCAACCTATAAAAACTTACCAACTAATGACCAAGCAGTATCCGTGACCGCCGTAGCCACCTTGGCCTCCGTATCCGGTGTATCCACAGCCGCCACCACCACCGCCACCCCCGCGACTTCCACCAGCGCCACCGTTGCCTCCGTTATTACTTGTGGTAACATTGGATCCACCACCACCACCACCTTTACCACCAGAATAATCGTTTCCGTCAGCCCCTGGCTGTCCATCGCTAGGTGTTCCGCCGCTAGTTCCTGCAGCACCGCCACCGCCACACACATTTATTCCTTGACCGGTACTTCCACCGGCTCCGGCTGCTAATGCTGCCGGTACTGCACTATGGCATCCTCCACACCCGCCACCGGCTCCTCCCCAGATGCTCGAACCACCAACACTGGCACCTGCACTAGTTGCTGGTTGACCAGCTCCACCACCACCACCGAATTCAGCACAGGCTGTTGTAGAAGTAACTGCTGTAGCAGTAATCGGACCAGAGCCACCTTGTCCACCGATAGAGGACCCTGTTACGTTTGCCGCAGCATTGTACACAGGAAATCCTCCAGCTATCGCTACCGCAGCACCATTATTACCAGCACTGAATATTCCACCGCCACTACCTCCTGCTGTAGCTGTGGCGGCAATCGCACCGGCAGCACCACCGCCCCCACCGTAGGCTGTGATATACGTTCCAAAACTAGTAGATCCGCCGGCAGCACCACTGTCTCCGTTGGCTGTAATGTTGCCATTACCGCCTTGCCCACCGAATCCTATTGTTACTGATTCGGTTGCAGATAGATCACTAGCTAAAAATATATAACTGTTAAAAGATCCGCCGCCACCACCTGCACCACCATGGCTGGCCACTGCTGCTGTATTGCTACTACCACCACCACCGCCACCACCAGCTCCCCATAATTTTACCTGTACAAAGGTAGGAGTAAATGAAGTGGGCTTAACCCAGCTACTACTAGTATAAGGGCTAAAGAATCGCTGTATATCGATATTATTATTATCACTAAACGATGAAATAGGTACCCCATTAGCGTTGATTTTTTGGAAAGTTCCTTTGGTATATATTAGGCTCTCGTGTGATTGTAGTGTTTGTGTCACTAAGGGTATAACAGTTGTTCCGTTAGTATGATTAATTGTTAAGGTTTGACCATATGCTGCGTTATTATAAACAGATATAAAACTAACATTTCGTACGATATTAGATGATGACGGAGATGCTACGATTGTAGTCGTAGTAGCAGTAGTTATTGCTGGTGTATTGGTTCTTCCCAGCGTCGGAGTATCAGATCCGCTTTCACTGTCGATATAGCTCGCATGTACTCGAGTATCGCCTGTGTCTGTTACAATGTTTATTAAATCAGAAGTACTAGCTAATAACAACATTTTTTATCACCAACTGTAAACTACGGCATATCCAGCCCCGCCGTCGCCGCCTCTACCACCAGTACCGGGGTTAAATGCAGCACCACCACCGCCACCGCCACCACCACGAGCACCACCAGCACCACCAGCTCCGGCAGTAACGCCTGATGTGATACTAGATCCACCACCACCGCCGCCGGACCCACCACGTACACCACTACCGGCTGATCCAGCATCTCCTGCTGTAGGACTTGCTCCCAATGTTCCAGCTGCACCGCCCCCGCCGGGCGTAAAGCTGTTACTCGATCCACCTGCACCTGCAGCCAATGCTGCTGGCGCTGCACTATGGCATCCACCGTGGCCACCACCACCACCGCCCCATATACTGCTTCCTCCAGGACTAGCACCTGCTGATGTAGCTGGTTGTCCGGCACCAGCAGCACCGCCGAATTCGGCACACAGAATAGAACCAGGAGTAGTTGGATAAACGGTAATAGCTGAACTACCACCTTGACCACCAATTACTCCTCCTGCAGTTGTAGCAGCAGCATTATATACTGGAGCACCACCGACTGCTGCGGCTGCTGCACCACTTGTTCCTGCACCACCTGTCCCGCCACCTGTCCCGCCGGCAGTTGCCGCAGCGGTAATACCCCCCGGAGCACCACCACCACCGCCATAGGCTACAAGATACGTTCCAAAGCTGGTGTTAGTTCCGATACCGCCGACTGTTCCAACTGCACCTGTTGCACCACCTGCTCCGCCACCACCACCTGCACCTACAGTAACAGTTACAGGTGAACTTATATCAGCAGCATTAAAAATATACGTATTATGTGCTCCGCCACCACCGCCACCACCGCCGTGGGATGCTACAGCAGTACCGAGTGAGCTTCCGCCACCACCTCCACCACCTGCTCCCCAGAGTTTTACCTGTACAAACGATGGAGTAAACGTAGTCGGGACAGTCCAACTATAAACACCATTTGTGCTGAACGTCTGTATATCGGTGCTATAAGAAGCATTGCTAGTAATAGCAACTCCACCGGAATTATATTTTATAAAACTATTATCATTAAAAACAATACTTTCGCTTGCTTGTAAAGTTCCCGACCATAGCGGAATAACAGTAGTTCCGTCTGTGTGTTGTACGGTTACAGTATTAATAGTCGATGAATTATATACACTCATATATTTTAAATTACGCTGAGTGCTTGCTGCAGGTGAGGATACAACATCTGTAGTAGTCGCAGTAGTAATAAAAGAAACATTAGTACGAGCAAGTGATACAGTATTTGATGTAGAATCAACATAGCTAACGTGTACTCGTATACTACCAGACAATGCTGTTATGATTTGTATTTTATCTGATGTACTAGTCAGTAATATCATTTTCTCTCTCTTCTCATGTAAACAATATATTATTTAAATAATATTCTAATTGTCTTGCAACCCCAGTTGGACCAGTTGCGCCATTGAATACGGTATCTCCTTGTGGCCCAGTTGCACCAGTTGGTCCGGTCCATCCAGTTGGGCCAGTATTGCCAGTAGGCCCAGTCCATCCAGTAGGCCCAGTCCATCCAGTTGGTCCAGTATTGCCAGTCGGTCCAGTCCATCCAGTGGGTCCGGTATTTCCAGT